ACCCAGAAGACGCCCGTATTTGCCAGTGCCACCAACAAGTTCAGTCCTAACAGACAACTCATCATCACCAGCCAACGTGCCTTCGAGTTTCTCTTTGAGCCAGTTTGTTGCGTCGATTCCAAGTGCTTTCTCCTCTAAGTTCTTCGTCCTTTTCTCTGGCGTATCAACTCCTGCAACTCTAACTCTTTCTTTCTTGTATAAATCAAACCCGAGGTCAATAGTGACATCGATAGTATCGCCATCAAGAACACGATTGATCTCCGTTACTCGGAAGTTGTAGCAGCTCTTCCTGCTTGGTGGTGTCAGTCCTGCCATCTTCTAATTCTGCGAATGCCATTCTTAGTATGTATATGACTACAAACAAAGCACCTGCAACTGCAAGTATCACACATATAATCACTGACCATACAGGATCATCTAGATTTGTACTGGGACGTAATATAAGATTCATAATTTATTAAATCGATAGTCTAAAATTATTCTGTATAAAGAATCTCTTAGATGCCAAAGATGCTCTTGCTCCTCGTATGGACGTGCTGGTGCTCCAGGCCAAAATTTTATAGTCTCTTGAACTGAATGATGCAATAGTCTAATGTCTTCTATTCTCAGACTAATCTCATAATCTGGAAGATTTGGGTCGTTCATGGGTTGTTTGGATTTAAACCTAATCTGATTAGATACTCTTGCCACCAATCTTGATCTTTCACATATCTCCAATTGGGAACTTCTTGCCCACGCTCTATAACATAATATTCATAAAGAGCATCATCTATAGTCTGTGCGATCTGTAAATTCTTCTTCCTCCTCGTCAACATCTTCATACGGATTGTCCACGTATGGTCCTCGTTTTCGTAGAGGTTCTTTTCCGACATAAGAGTTTTCTGTATTAACTGCAGATACCCACACCACAAGTTTCATTACTATGAAAATAATAACCAGTGGTGTAAAGCAACCGATTAAAATTACAGGATTCATTCCTATTTCCCCTCAAACGGTTCCCAGTGCTCCCAACCATATTTATGAACTGCCCACATACCAAGAATGGGGACGAAGACTAGGCACCATGCCAAGACTCCAACTCCCCAAGGGTTGTTTAATACTGTTCCGCAAAATCTAGCAAATTGTAACATCATTCTTGAAAAACCGATAGGATGAATAGAAATAATCCAAGGAAGCAAACCAATCCTATTAAAACAAATGGAATATAATCAGGTAGGGTATGCATGACTCAACCCCCAGACAACAAAAATCGCAATTGAAGATAATATAATTGTTGCTGAAAGACTAGTTTCTGGTTTCATTTTTATAGATTTGGCCAGGGATCCGAATTGTGGAGACATGACCTAGGATGTGTCCACTCTCTATTTAATTCTTGTAGTTCCATTTTTAACTTTAAATTTTCGAGTTTCAACATAATGTTTTCTTTCTCTAACTTTTTAAGTTTCTTCCTGAAATTCATTTCTTGTTTTCCATAGTTCTAAAAAGTACCTATCAACCAGGTACAAATCACCAACTGGTGGTTGATCTTCAATCTGAGACCACTCTCTACATACATCTCTCATTTCTAAAGAGATGTGATCTGGACGAAACATTCTACCAAAAGAAGACATGGCAAACGCAAATCGCATTCTAATGCGCTGTTCCATTTCCTCTGTAGGCGTCGGTTTCATAATAGTTATTTTCACCTCTTCTGTGCCCGAAATATGCGGTGGCACATATAAAGGGTAGTGATCCGTAAAGTAGGACATGTGCTAAAGTCATACGCCTGGTTTAGGTTGTGGAAATATATTAGCAGGTCCCGTAGGTTCTGCAAGTTTTATTTCGATAACGCGACAAAGACGATTAACTTGCTTCTTGTCACATCCACATGGAGCATTTTGTAAGCACCTGAGCATTAGTAAGTCATCACTAATAGGAGGTTTGATTGTAAACCCCCATTTGTCAACCTTACCTTCTGTAGGTGCTTCGACGTAATCAAATTCACTTGTCATTAGATAACATTACCTGGAGATAAGGATTGGAAAATTTTAGAACAAGCATTGATAGCATGACTTGCTCCGTATGTATTAGAGAAAATATATGAGATTCCCAACTTAGAGCAATACTTTTCAAGCTCCTGACATTTTGATATGTCCCTATTGCTATGATCAATAATGATATCACCCTCCTCAAGTAAGGGTAGCAACTCATCAAGTATGTCTTCTACTTTTACTTCTGGGAGTGTAATCTGAAAAATACCAGGAATTCTACCAGCACTAGTGTATTGCTTACTATCAGATTTAACTGCTTGAACAAGATACTCCAGTGAAGTTACACACCCACTAAGATGTCCTGCTTCATATTGTCCACAGGCATTCTCGTAGTTGGTACTACTGTAACCCCAAACTTCAATTCCTTTTTCAATCATACGGCGGGACATACCTTCACCAGTACGACCTAGACCAATCATTCCAACTTTCATTTTAATCTCTCTATAATTCTGAGCATTCCATCAGCATAACCGATCAATGCTATTGATCCCAATATGATGCTAATCAATGTTGCTCTGCGATTGTGTTTGTCCATCGCATCATCAATCATTTTTTGAACATCTTTTCTTACTAACCTCTCAGGAGGTTCAATGTCTTTCCCCCATTTTTCAAACATGTTATTATGACCCCATCATATCATTAAGGTCAGTCATAGTCTTCTTTTTAGATTCAAATACACCATCAATATATCCTGATCTATACTCCCATGTTTGTCCACCATCAAGTCCTTTCGATGGATTGATACATTGATCATCGCCTAGTTTATTGCAAACAAGACCAGCAAGATCTAATTCACTTCTGTCATATGATGCAGCTGTGCCACTAAAGACATGCTTGCCGTTAATCCAAATAGCACCACATTTAGGACATTCTTTTCTCTCAAGTTTGAGATCAGACAGTTCCTTATCGTTGGTCATTTTTCAATTCCTTTATGAGTTTGTTGTAATCTGGTAAATCCTTGATGAGTTGTTGTTCTAATTTACGACGCATCAAATACATCCTAAATCGAATCCAGGCATAACGCAACTGTAGATCGACGTAGGCGAACAGTCTCCATGTATCTTCTATTCCCGCGTAAGATACGAGTAGAATAAAACAAACTAATAGTAGATAAAATCCTAGCATAAGTATCAACATGATACTGTCTAGGATTATTTAGATGCCTCTAGCACCATTATTTTTAAATTGTCAGCAATTCCAAGCTCTAAGAGACTTATTGATTCTGCTATCGGGATCTCTAGCAGTCTTGGCAGAAGTTAGTTTTGCCTTCATACCTTTCATTCTTGCACAGAATGATGCTCTTCTCTTATTACCTTTCTTCTTAGAAGGTGCTTTCAGATCAGAACCAGGGTTATCTCTTTCATAAGACTTGCGTCCTTTTTCATTGAGACCACCTTCTTTATTCTTACCTGCACTACGAGTCCAAGCAGCTGCTTCCTGTTGCTGAACCTGGGAATTATCACCCGTCTTCATAGAAGTGGAGAGACGCTTCTTTGCTTGCTGAGTCTTCTTCAGATTCAACATAATCTGTTGTTTTTGAAGTTGAATATCTTTAGGTTCCATACTCTCACCAACATTCATCATAAATGTTGGTTTTGTGGGATCCTTCATGGAAGGATAATACGTTTGCAGAAGTCCTCCAGGATAAACTTTCTGAACTGCATCTTGAACTTCACTTCTTTTTGGAAGCTTCATTTGTGGGAAGAATACTTGCATCATAAGTGGCTTCCCACGGAAGTTCAAATATACTACTATGGTTTGTCCATTCTGTGTGGGAATCCGAGTAGCAGCCTCATTGATAGATGAATTGTCCTGGTGTTCCAGATCCTGTCCATGATCGTTCTCCTTGACACAACGATTGTAGGTCTTACCGAAGAGTTTCTGCGTGCCTGCTTTCTTGTACCCTTTCCAACATTTTTTACCTGCTTCGTCAAGTTCAATCACACCAATACTTTCCATAGCACGAATCTGTGCTGGACTGAAACCCTCTTTCTTAGTACTGTTGCCCCAATTCTTTGCACCCTTCTTACGGCACTTTACAAGGGCACCTGAGGCGTATGCAGAAGGCCATACAGAATAGCGAGACTTGACCTTATGGTAGCAAGCATCCTTCTCTCCCTTGCCTTCCAATTGCACTTCTTCTTTCTTTATACCAGCAACACGATCAATTGCGTTACCAAGTGCTCTGCCAATCTTGTCGCGCTTACGCTCTTTGGGTTTGATATTAGCACCCATCTTATTCAATCTACTAGCAGCAGTGCCAGACTTTTGCTTTGATGCCTTCTGACGTTTGGAGTAGTCCATGTAGGACTCACCTGGTTTCAGTTTCTTAGGATCTGTCTTAGGTTTTGCTGCATCAGCACGATCTTCACGAGCACGAGCATTAGCACCAGGTCCACCCAGTTTCTTATCCTTCTCAGGATCGGGATGCCAGGTATCAGCACGTTCGATAACAGTTTCTTCAGTCTTCACGTTGATTGCCTTCCCTGAACGATTTGGATTTGGGTCTTTTGTATTCTTACGACGGAATGCTGACTCCTCCTCATCTTTGGAGAGAGCACGTTTCATTTTACTGGAACCACACTTAGGTTTGGTAGTTTGTCCTGGTTGCTTGGCACATGGCTTACCAGAATACTTTCCACCCAGTTGAACCCAACCAGGCTTGCCGTCAGATGACTTGCTTTTACCAAACCAGTCGCGTAGTGATGAGTCTCCAGACTTAGATGCCATATCTAAAGTGTTATTCGTTTAGTTATTTATCTTTTTTCTCTTCGTTAACTGTGGGTTCTTCTTTCTTTTTAGACGCAACGACACCGAACGTCGCGAGCGTTCCAGTAAAAACGCTGGCGATAAAAGTTGGATCAATGTTTTTCTGGGGAATTCCAGGAACAGTTACATAATTAAGGGTGAGAATTGCTGCTGACCATCCAAGAATAATAACTCGGACGAGAGTTGATACACCCTCATCCGCCCACTCAAATTTGTTTGAGTTTGGTTTTTCAGGTTTCGCTACCTTTACCACCTTTTCTTCCATTGTCCATCTCCTTGAGCATTTTTTGTAAGTCTGCTGTTGATCCGACAAATAGTGCATTAGTAACGTTAGTTGGACCAGTTACCTTGTTATCATCATCTAAGTCTTTCACTTTCTTTTGTAAATCCATCAGTTTGTCTGTAGCATCAGACACATTTTTAATTAACTGACCAGCAACTTCATATGCTCTAGGCATCTCACTCTCACCTGCTAGTTCAAGAATACCATTGATAGCTTCTTGACCTTTTTCTATAATTGAATATAGATTGCCTCTAGTGTAATCATAATCTTTTTTAATGTGGTCAACATTATTTAAGTGCTTTTCGATTTTCACATCGACGTTCACTTTAGGTTCTGCTGGCATGATGTCAGCAGTAACGTCAAATGCATCACTCAAAGAATCAAAATCTGCCATCAGATGTCACCTTCCTGAGTAGAATCTTTGAAATCCTGGAAGTATGATATTGACTCATTGAATCCGAAGTCATCTCCAATTTCAATAAGAGCATCGTCAGCAGTAGTAAGAACATTGACCGTTGCTCCATTGACATGTTCAGCAGCGATAGTTCCTTCATATCCTCTCTTAACGACTAATTGATTGTTATCGATCTTCTCGATATACATCATCTCACTATCAACTACAAATCTACCATAGGCAGACAAGGAGGATGCATCGTTGACTGTGATATATCTTTCTTCCGCAGAAAGATCTTCTGCGATAGATGTAGTGGCATCATTATCATAATCTTGAGTAGCTCTTGGTGTAACAGTATATCTGACTTCTCTTGGACCTCTTGGTGCAATTGTGGTGACATCCACTGTTGCAGATTTGATAAGACCTGTGTCGCGACCAACAGGACCGAACAGATATGTCTTAGCAGAAAATCTAACAGTATAGATCAATGCTCTTCTTGTGGTAAAATCTCCCTCGTATTGATCGTCCATGGAAATGTTTTCCAAAATAATTGGAACATCTCTCTTTTCTCCAATCTCATCAACTAGATTAATTGTAATATTATATTGTGGTTGAAAGAATGGTAAGATTTGTTCAATAATCTCAAGAGCATCTTCATTCGTCTTCGACATAATGCTCAGTTCAAAATTCATACTATATGGAACAGGCATGAATGTCTTACGTGCCTTAGTTTTTTCCGATAACTTTTGGCTGATAAATGTTTGAGTTGATGTGGTTTTTCTTGCTGGGTCATATGTCATTCCATTCATCTCAAAAGACATTCTCGGAAGAGATAGAGATGTCGGAGCATTAATATTGGGATTTTGATCTAACCTTGCTAAGAACTTTTGTGTAGGTCCATATGCCAAAGGCACCTTCAGGATACTGATTACATCTCCCGAGGAATTGGTCTTCCTAATTGTAATATTGTTAAAGAGAGTTCCGAAACCGATTACGGTTTTTCTAAAGATCTCGTGATAAAAATATTCAAACATGGATCTAAATTGCCTTGTGTACTATTTAACTGTTTTAAACTTCACCAAATGGGTTTCTTTCTGTGAAGTCCAAGAGGTTATCTGCTTCAGTTTGTATGTTATCGTTATCAGCAAATGCTAGAGTAAGATCGTCAGAGTTTTGATCTCTCATCGAATATACAGAACCAGACTCATTTCCAGTGATAGATTCGCCAACAATAAATGAACCATTGACAATAGAAACTGAAAGTTCTTTTGTGGATGCATTCCAAGTTTTAACTCTTCCAGTTGTTCCAGAAGTTCCACCAGTGACAATTTCATTGAAGATATAACTTCCAGAACCAACCAGTGGCGGCGCAGAGATTGTAATTATTGGAGATGTTGTGTATCCAATACCAGCATTAGAAAGTCTGATTCCACTAATAGTTCCAGCAGCACTGACGATTGCAGTTCCGATTGCAGTACTTCCAGAAAGAGGTGCAGAGAAGGTAATAGTCGGTGGACTATCTGCAGAGTATGCAGCACCACCACTGGAGACAGTAATAATTCCAACACCACCAGTAGTGGCAAGTCCCACAGTAACAGCGACTCCAGTTCCACCACCGCTTTGGAATACAACAGATGGAGGAACAGTATATCCAGCTCCAGGATTAGTTAACTCAACTCTATCAATTGACATTGAAGTAGAGAGTCCAGACCGATACGTTGTAATTCCAATCGCACTTGCTGTGATACCAGTAGATGTGCTGATAGCAATGGTTGGTGTGCTTGTAAATCCATATCCACTATCAAGAATGGTGATGTTTCTGATACCACCATTGGTGAAAGTTGCACTAGCGGTAGCAGTTGATCCAATACCAAATAGTGACAGAGTTTGAATATAACCAGTCTCTACCAAATTATTATCAATCTCTTCAATATTAGTATCCAAAACCTCATCTTGTGGTCTGAATAGTTCACACTTCAGAGTGTAGACATATGTCTTTTGAAGTTGGTAGAAAGGATTTTCATGCTCTACAAACTTAATCTCAAACAATCTATCTCCGAGTGGGAAATAAATTAGATCACCTTCTTTTGGTCTTGACGACAATCTAATATTACTCTGGTTCCTAATAAGTGGAGAGATATACTCTTCAAACCGTTCTCTTGAAACTGTCAGAGTTAAATCATCTGAATTCTCAATACCAAATTTAGAAAGCAGAGTTCCTTGACCCTCATATCCATCGTAGTTTTCTACATATGCTTCAATGGGATAAGCATCAGTAAACTGAGATTCAATAACCTCTCTAATTACGGTATTGGTTGTAATATATTTTCTGGGAATATAATGCACCTCAACACCATACATCCGCAGTTGTTCATTGACCAACTGCTGAATGAGACTTTGTTCGCCTCTTGTTCCTTGCTTGAAAAAAGGATTTAAAGCCATTACCCGATCATGTCAAGTGGTGGAAGTTCGTAAGTATTAGACATCTTTTCCATCAAAGTGTCTAATTCTTTTTGTGCGTCATCATAGATCTGTCTTCCATTCAGTTCAATGCCTCCTGGTAGTTTTACTCCATTGAACTTAATTAAATTCTGACCCCACTGTTTTTTGATCAGAATAGTTAGATATTGCTTTAAGAATGAATCATTATAAACTCTTGTGAAAGTATTTGGATCTAACAATCTCCAACAATCAATAATCATGTAATCTCCAGCACTAACTTCACTCCAATCCATATCAATGTAAAGTCTGTCTTGTCTTTGATTAAATCTGAAATGCTTCAACGGATTAAGTAAAAAGTCAATATCAGATAACTTTTGCTGAACCATCGAGAAGTTCAACAAATCAAGAGAGTCAAAGAAGTAAATATCATTTAGAAATAATTGATACTTTACACTAAACATCGATCCTGAAATGGTGGATGAAGCTTGTAATCTGAATACTTTGTTTACTCCTAAAACAGAAGATGGGACTGGAATATAATTACTGTTCTCTTCAAAAACAAAAGATGTACTTTCACCAACAGTTTGAGTTACGGTCTCTGTTGTTACACCCACTGGCGATGTAGATCTTGCCCTTCCTCGATTAATATCATCCTGAGTAAATTGATACTTCATATATGTCTGAATCACACCATCAAAATGTCTCTCATGAAAATATTGAACTGCATCATCAACTAGGTCAGAAATCTGTTCGTCAGCGACGTTGATTTCCAACACTGGAGCGCCTAATCTCCTTAGACAATAGTCAATTAGTTGTTGTCTAGAAGCGGGTTGAGACATTTTTTTTATAGTTCTCCTGTCTTATTTATGGTGCAGATGAAATGCCCTGACGGACATCAATAGATCCCTCAACAATTCTATGAACCGTACTGCCAAGACTCACTAGTAAATCATAATAATATCTGCCATCGCTTAAAGTTCTTGTATCTGTAGAAGACATAGAAACTTTAACCTTTCCATCATATGCACTTGTGAATCCTACAGTAAATGTTGCGGTAGCAGCTGCCCCAACATGTTTAGCAACCTGTGATGATCCATCATAACCTGTAAGGTCGAAAGCAGAACCAGCTGGAGTATTTACGGTAAAAACGTTTTCAAAACTCGCACCAGTATTGATCACCAGGTTTGCATTTGGAACTGCATCGGATGCAGTGTCAAAAGTAATTGTTCTACTAGACATCTTTCTTTAGTCCTTGTACTAGATCTTTAAGTAGGGATTTGATCTCACTAACATCATCTTTAAGACCGTCAACTTCGCTCTTCATTTTCTGCTGTTCTTTCTTTTGCTCCCTAACTCTATCACCTCTTGCTATGGAAGATTTTTCCATAGCATCTCTCCATTCTCTATACTCTTGAATCGTATCTTCGTCAAAGTTGCATAAGAGACCCGTTCTTGGGTCTCTTCCCCAATTTTCTAGATTTTCAATGGGTTCGTATTCAAATGTGTCATTATGCATATGTTACACCAGAGCAATGATCTTCAAACCAGTGAGTCTTGGGGGATCTGCCTGATTTCTAGAAGCACACATAACCTTAATCTTAAACTGAGTGAATGGTGCTTGGTTGTCAATACTAAACTTCATCGCTTGGAATTCATCTTTTTCAGATCTAGGAACACGCTTGTCGGGCCGACCATCATTCCTCGCTTCGTCAATAATATTGCCCTTAGAATCAATATTCTTGTAACCAGGGAACAGAGTATAAAGACCGTTGTCTTCATCACCAGGACTGATAATGTTATATGCCATTCTGATGTCTGCTCTTGATGGGAAGTATGCATCAAGTCTTACTTGAAGTGCAGTAGCAGAAGTTGGAAGATCAAGAACTTTGCTCACATAGATGAACTCATGATCATCGCGACCTTTTCCTTTGAAGACACGCTTATTACCAGCGTATCTACCGTTATAAGGTTTGTTGATGATGTTGTCAGTTATGACAACAGATGCTCTGTCAAGATCAATGACTGGAGACAGTTTGTCATCAGCACTTTCTAAAGTCACATCCATTGTGAATGATCTCTTTCCTGGGAATTCGGTTGAGTCAAGTTTACGAACCTCATTTAGTCTAGAAGGAATCATTCTCAGAGTATCTAACTCGTTGATAGATCCCCATTCAACTGGTTGATATCCAGCATCTTGGAATGAATTTTCATTGCCATCGATACTAGTTGCGGTAACAGATCTCATTCTTCCACTAATCTTAGTATTTGGGAATACAAGGTTATGGAAATTCGGAGTAATGGCAGAGTATGTCCAGTTCTGAGTCAGAACTCCATCTTCGCCGCCACATCTCTTACCTTTTCTAAAAGTAAGTCTTGGTAGACTAGCATTTCCACTTCTATCAACACCCTTCTTAGTAAGATCAATATCAATATCAAACCAGTTGTGATCTGATCTCATTTTAGTATTCTCACGCTGACTTCTTGAATATTGATTCGGAATGAAATCATGCAGAGTGTTAATTCTTCTCAGAGAGATGCCGTCAAGCTCATACCTGTTGATTTCTTCACCTGCTTCATGATAGTCTCTTCTAGTATAGTCCTTACCACGAGCAGTAATACCAACTAGTTTTTGACCATCAACACCAGTGTATTCAATAACTTCATCACCAATGATTGCATAACCTGGATTGGTTGTGCTAACTCCAACTCTCTCAAATGTATTGAAGATGCCCATATTACCTTGTACGGTAATATCTTCAGTACCAATCGAGTCAACATCAAATTTGATCTTTCTTGGTCTACTATCAGGATCAAGTCCGCGTAGTCTCACTTGATTGTCTCTATCATACATGCCATGATTTCTGGCACGTATCCTGATAGTTTCTCCACCCCAGTATCTGTAATTGTTGAATGTGGAAACAGCAATTCCAGTAGCAAGAGCACTGGTGATACCAGTGGGAGTTCTGAATGAAAGAGAGGAAGCAGAACCAGTTGCACCCGTTTCTGGGATGCCATAGACATCTCCAACTCTAAGAACAATACCAGAACCAATTCCAGTTACTCTACCTAAGAAGTCTCTACCAATCTGTCCATCACCAAGACCGCCGATAGAAGAAATACCAACTAGTTCATTTCTCTGCCAGTCTCTACCACCAGAAGTAATATCAATATTGGTAATAGAACCATCATTAACAGTCACATCACCGACAAGTTGTTCTCCTTGCCTATGTCTAATTCCCCATGCGTTAAGAGTCGTGAATGCAACACCAACAAAAGTAGCAACACCTGATGTTGGGGTGAAACCAACACCTGCCTTGACAATGGTGACGGCAGCATCGCTTTCGATTACACCAGACTCAACTCTATGGATAACCGCTCTGAAGTTTGGATTTGCAGGTTGTTTAATAACAACCCCCCTCTTCAAGAAACCAGTTTCAATTCCAGATAGAGGTTGTGATAGAGCAATCTTACCTGCTGCATGAAGAGTTCTGAGAGGATTCTTATCGAGAGAAACAATTCCTCTATTACCTCTGTTCAATGGAGTGTTATAGAACGTAGCAGTTCTAGGATTACTAGTATCAAACTGAGCTCTGTATAGAGTCCACTTCAGATCTTCAAGTCTGCTTGGTGTCCAGAATCCAGCTGCCTGTGATCTGAAGAGTTGACCTGTCAGTGGTTGTTGTGAAACCTTACGACGGTTTACACGACGGATCGCTCTGAGATAAACTCTTCTTCTACGTCCAGTACCTCTCTTCTCAAGTCTCAGTCTAAGACCTCTTCTGGTCTCAACAAGACGCCCACGGACACGGAACTCAGAACCTCTTGCAAGGTCTCTTCTACCAGCATCTTCAACAACTCTTGCTGTGACACCGCCAGGTCCGCGACGATTGCGAACTCTTCTGAGTCTATCTTGGAATTCTCCAGATTCCTGAACAGCAGCAGCACGAGAAGCACTAAGTCTTCTTCTTTCGCGCTTATTCAGTCTAGTGTAATCAACATAACCAGCAGTTCTTACGAATATAGACCTGCCTCTACGATCTCTGAGAACTTCATCATCTCTAATGGTAACGTCGATCTCACCCATTCTGGAGATCCAAACTCTATATCTTCTGGAGTCAGTATCGAGAACAAGAGCGTACTCTTTACCACCTTCCAGATATACTGGTTCTTCAAAGTCAACTTCAGTTTTATTTCTAGCATAACGAGATCTACGAATGTCATCTGGTGCAATCTCAACCCTTGTTCCAGGAACAATGGTATCAGTTGGAATGCCATTCTCACAAGTGCGAAGTTCAGCAGTAACACTGAACCTCTTGTCCTTTCTCTGGAAGTAGAGATCGAACTTTGTTACAAAGATTCCTGGTTGCTCATCAATAGTAAATGTTTGTGCCAAAGGATCTCTGAGATAACCTCTCTTGATAAGTCTTCTACTGATAGCAAGTCTTCTTCTTTCCGCTCTAATAGCAG